CTTTACGAACATAACGCATTTTTAATGCATCAATATAACGTACTTCTTGAATTCCTAGTTCTGGTTTGTTAAAATCAATTACTTTATGATAATATATTCTACCATCTATATACCAGTTTCTATATATTTCGTGTGCTTTTCTATCAAAATCTAAAAGATCTATAATAAATTTAAATTCTTTTCTTAGAGTTTTCTTAATACTATCACTTGCATCTAAATTATCAAGGTCAATTTGAACAGGTGCATCATGTGAATCAGATACAATCGCTTCATTTACAATATCTTCAATAGCACTATCCGCTTCTGGATGTAATGCCATCTCACGATATCTTTTAATTAAGTCAAATTCAGTTCTGTAGATACCTTCAATATCAACATACTGACCAAAAAAACCACTAGCCTGATAATGATCAACCCCATCCTCATCATTTTGAGGAACAGGGGAGACCGTTGTTGGGGATAGTGGTTCGGTGTCCTCGATTGAGAACCCAAATAACTTAGCCATAATTATATTATTTTTTTACTATTTAGTTACCCATTAGAACCGCCAGCCCCAGTCAAGTTGTATGACTGAACTGCAAAGTCTACAGTAAACTCTTCTATAGTATCGCTTGAATCGTAAGATAAGTCAATAGCACTAACGTTTATTGGGAATATGTCAATGAATTCATACTGTTTTAATACAGCATTTACTTCACCCTCGTTAGTTGTACTACTCTTAGTAGATCCTCTACCTAACTGATAAACTGTAGCATTTGTCATATATGATTCTGGTAGAGTTGCACCTAAGTTAGTATCTAACTTGGCAATTAACTCCATCCATTGTTCCATTGCATTTCTAATTCTGAAATCTTCATCATTTATGACTGTGATGCTCCATGGTTCAATAGTTCTGTCTCCAGCAACTTTAAAAATACGACCCCTAAATGGTATGTCTATATTTGCAATAACTGATGCGGGCAACTGAGATGCTTTACACATATACCTAAAGTTGTCTGCTGGCCATTCAATACCTGCTGGTAGTGTGGTTAGTTCGACTTCAAATAAATTAGGTCTTGCACCGCCACCGATTAGTGCCGATTTAAAGTTAGAGATTGTTTTATTTTCTCTTGAAGTTGCCATTTTGTTTAGATCCTCCTGTTGTTATTTAGATATTAAAGTTAAACTCTACCGACTACTTCCTCGAATGATACACCTGTTCGTGTAGCAACGAAAGTAAGAGTTACGTAGTTAATGGACTTAGCAGGCTTCAGGAAGATGTCTGCTCTGAACTCATTATTGTCGATAACATCAGGAGTGTTATTTGTGCTATCACAAACAACGAGGAATCCGTAAAGTCCTCTTTTTGCCTGAACATCACGAAGGAATGGTTCAACAATGTTTCTAAAGTTCGCTCTGGTTAACTCATCGTTAAGTTCAAAGAGTTGAGCTTCTGCTGCTCTCTCTAGAGATTGCTCAATAGTGAGGAATAAACGTCTTACGTTAATTCTATCAAATGCTGATGCAAATCCAAGAGCAGTCTTGTCACCAAAGAGAAGTGTTCCAATACCGGGTTGTGTGATAACTGGGTTGATTCTATTTGGATAAAGTTTATCTCTTTGATCTTTATTTGGGTTGTATGCAAGTTTGATTGCATTATTCAATACACCACGTTGTTGTCCTGCTGGTGAGAACCAAGGGAAAGCAACAATGTTTGTACGAGTCATCAATCCAGCAATGTCAGCGTTAGTTGGGACATAACGGAATTGATTGTTGAATCTATCAAACATGTATTTGTATCCGCTATCAAAGGTTGCGAATGATGATGATGCTATTGGACTGAAATACTTAACTAAGTTATTAGTTTGAGTAGTTGTGTTAGTGACACCGATTAGATCTGATCTATGTGGCCCAATAACTGCAACACAATCCTTTCTTTGTTCAGCAAGAGAGATTATGTAATTTGCTTTTGTTTGTGATTCTGCCTGTGTTGAACAACCGGGGCCCATGATTAGATAATCAAGTTCAACTTCATTTCTATTTTCAAACTTACCATATGCAGTAATTAGATTACCCAAAGTTGCACTCATTGAGTTAGCAGCAGAGTAATCAACACCACCGTTTAGACTGTAATTTACATTACCGATAACGTTGAAGTTGACTCCTTGTGCATCAAGACCCCATACACCATCAGCAATATCACCTTCAGTGAAGTTACCAGCAGTTGAGAATCCGGGTCTTGCAGGAGTTGTTCCTTTGAAACCATCAGCAGTTTCACCGGGGTTTCCACCAGCGTAGATGTACTCTGAGAAATCTGCAAGATATTCTTTATAGTAATTCCTTTGAGGTGAATTAACAGCAGATATAGAATCTTTTGCTTTAGATAAGTGTAAGTGTGATTCAAGAATATTTCCTTGTATACCAGAAATAGTTCCTGTGTCGTCAACAATTGCTATGTGTAAACCATCGTTAGATCCACTTCTATCTGAAACAAACTTACCTGTGCTTGGTCTATCAGCGATTCCTTTCCAGTAAACTGTTGAGTTTGTTAATCCAAGAGTTTGATTATCGTACCAATCTTCAACTGCGGTTGGAGTAACAACTGATCCAGTTGTTATAGCAGCTCCAGCAGTAAAGTCGCCAAAAGTGATTGCAGATGTTGTAAACTGACCATAATCTGTGCCTTCTTCGTAACTAATAGCAGAAGCAACACCGGCTCTGGATACTCTTGCAACAACTTTAACGTCAACTTTTGAGTCGCTGTTAGATGCATCTGTCGTAACTCCAGTAACGATACCTTTTAGAAAACCATTGAATGATACGGTTCCAGCAGTTTCAGGTATTGTGACAGCAGTTAATTCCATCGTAACACCAATACCGATTGTAGCACCGACACCTGCTAAGTTTGTTGTAGAGACTGTCAGTGTTTGATCTGCAAAGTCATCAATAAAACAAACCTTTAAACTATTTGCCCATGTTCCGGGGTTTTTAGCAGCATATAAAAAGTTAGTTGCTGTTGAGTGGTCTGTAATGTAATCGTTATAGTTTTCAATTCCGCTAGTTCCTGCTAATGCAGTTGTATATCCTAAACCAGCAGATGTATCTGACGCAGCGTTAGCGTTTGCTAGAGTGGTAGCACCTGCTCTAACAACTTTTAAGACTCCACCATATGAAAGGAAAGATGCAGCAGACATCCAATATTCATACTGAGCATCAGTAGATATTGGTTTGCCGAATACTTTAATTAATTCCTGCTCATTAGTGATATCAATTGGATCGTTTACTGGGCCTAATTTGAATGGGCCTGCGATTGCTCCAATGTTATCAAGTACATTATCAGCTCTTCCTACTGTTAAGTCAACCTCCCTTACCAGTACTCCGGGAGACAATTGAGGAGTCGCCATGCTTTTTTTCTCCGTATCTTCAGTTTATCTAGAAATTATTTATTGTTTACGATGTTTACATATACTCCCACATATATGAGCGATCTCCATACTCGTCAAGATTCCATCTATCACCCTCTGCATCAACAAAACTATCATCTCCTAATCCGTCATTTATAAAACCAAAAGGTGCCATATCCTGTTCAATCTGATTCTTCTGCTCTTCGTAAAGTCTCTTCCTAATATCCTGATCAGTGAGTTCTTTAAAGTAATCTTGAGCGACTAACCAGGCATAGATGACAAGACACATTGCTAAGTCATCGTGACATCCATCTTCAGCCTCAAAGGAATTGTTCTTTGAGATAAACGTAGTCAGTTCTGATATGATATCTAAGTCTTTGAAAAGGAGTTTATCCTCTTCAATCATAGTCTTAAGATTGAGTGCTCCAACCTTCTTAACTGTCTTAGACATCTTCACGCCTAATTGAGTCTTCTTACCAGAGAATCCTTGTCCTACGACTTGTCCTGCTCTACCTCTCATAGAACACATCAAAACATTCTGATACTCTAAGTCATAGTGAAGAAGTGATGCAACTTGATCACCTACATCATTGACTTCACACAGCACATACGCACTGTTGTAGTTTTTTGCTACTTCATATATGATATTTGGGAACAACATCGGTTTGATGTCATTATTCCTATACTTTGCAACAATCTTATGAGGGAAAGATGTTATATCTACACAAACAAACGCTGAGTAGTCTTCTCCTACACCTCTCGCAACGTCAACAGTAATCACATAGTCGTGATCTTTAATTGGTTCCTCGTAAACATCTAATCCTGCATTAGATTTTAGTGCGTGATCATAAACTAATGCTTTTAACTTACTGGCAGCGATGAGCGTGTCAATAGATCCTAAGAACTCACACTCAAACTCAATCTTGAACTGCTGTTCCGATGTGTTTGCAATAGTTTGTTCTTTCCACGCTTCATCTCTACCTGGAACCTCGCTCCAGTGAACGTCAGTTGGAATATATTCATTCTTGCTCTTCTCTGCATCACTCCACATACGGTAGAAGTGATTCATACCGTGAGGGGTAG